CATGCGTGGTAGAAATGTTCCGGTTCCGTAAAAATCCGCATCCGGTTTTGTCCACCTCCGATGCAATAGACCGGAGGCTTGGCGACAATGATCGAGGCATCATAGGGATACGGACCCTCATCGCTCCCCGATGTCTCGAATTCCCAGAAGCCCTTTTTCTTCTCCAGGCTCAAAAGCTCCGGGAAGATACCCTGATAATAGTTGTTGATGTACTTGACTATGTCCGCCGACGAAAGCTGCCCCTCCGTCTTTCGGCCCGTCAGGGATCGCACCTTGGCGGTCAGTTCTGCCAATGTCCAGATACTCACGGTCTGATCCTCTTCTTTTTTATGCCCCGGTCGTACCGCCTGCCGCTGCCGCTGCCCGCTCCTGCCTCAACCGCATCGGCGTCACCGGATGAACCGTGAAACGCGAGCGCGTGGAGTCGGCCACGAGTTGCATCTGGCCCGTGACCGGGTCTTGCTCGTAATGAGGGTCGGGGATCATGATGCTGTTGAGGTGATCAACAACACTGACGGGAAGGTCATAGCGCTTCCCCGATTCCAGGAAGTAATTGATCCCCTCGTAATTAAATGTGAGCGACTGCCCCGGAAATTCGTTGTTGTTGAACTGAACCGTGATCTTCTCTTCGTTGAGAATCGCCTCCCGGATGGCCTTCTTCTTTTCCTGGAAGGCAAGCTTTCTCTTCCTTTCCGCTTCCTGTTCTTTTGCCGACATTGCCATTTCTAATTCTCCTTGTTTTTGCGGGCGGAAGCCTGAAGCCGGTTTAGACCCAAGACTCCCGCCCGGCATCCGTTTAATTAACGACGATGACCGATCCAAGATCGGCTATGTCTCCGATATCCTTCGAAGCATCGGAGCATATGGCGAGACCGTAGATGATATCGTTGTCCGCCATGAAGCCCGAGGCCGTGATCTTGACGCCGTCTCCGCCAACCGCCTTCACGGTGGCGACATCATAGACCTCTTCCGAGGTGCTGATAGAGACATCGTCCTTGTCCGCGGTTGCAACATAACCCCCGGACGACGCGTAGTTGATGTTGAGATCGCCGGTCGTTCCGTTATCGGCTATAACCTTGTGCTCAACCTCGACGCCGTCGCCCATGAGTGCGCCGAACCACTCCAGGATCATCTTGTCCCCGGCATCTGCCGCAGTCACGTTGACCAGCCTGAGATAGTCGGGAACGAATCCGAGGATAAGGGTAATGTCTCCGCCGTCCGCCTTGAATTTGAATGTTTTTGCCTGCATGTGATCACCCCCTTAGCCCGCTGTGACTTTCAGAATGTGAATGAAGGCATCGTTCAGAATCCGAGCGACCCACCAGAGCTTCCAGCCGGAAGTTGCCCTCTGGTTCAGGGGGTCGGTGGTTCCGCCGCTTCCGAATTCCTTGACGATGTTCCGAAGATTCCCGCCCGTGATATCCACGGTTCCATACGCGTCCTTGGCGATGATCGGCAGGAAGTACCTGTTGTGCGAAAGGGTGGAGTCAAGGGAAGTCTTGTAGGCGTTCGTGCTCATGAGCCACCTGACATTTCCCGTTGCCCCCCATTCGTCGTCCTGAACGTCTCCCTGGGAGGGATACTTGTTGACGGCAACGAAGTCCGTGCAGTTTTCCAGGTCCTTGCGGATGTCCGTATGGAAAATGCTCCAGAAAGCCTTCCTCACCGGTACGGTTCCGACTCCAGTAGACGCCTTGATCATGTTGGTGATGAACTTGGCGTTTCCCCCAAGAAGGATGTCAACGACAGCGTCGATGTCGAGCTGCGTTACCTCAGTCGGCGTGTCCCCGTTGATTCCACCGGAGGCATTCGTTGCCGATGCCGTTGCCGCCAGGACATTCCGCGTGATGGTATCGAGGGTAAGGCCGACCTGCTCCGCCAGGAGCTCCGCGGCCTCGGTGAGGACCGCGTCCTCCACGGTCAGATCGACAACGTCCGTGATATGCTTTGTGTTATGTATCGTCGTTTCCGACGTACCTGCATGTCCCCATGCAGAGCAGACTATATCTTGATCAGCATGCTCTGCTGACCTCTCCCTCTATTGTTTGAGAATTCTTTGCATTCCGTTCTTCTATTGATCCAACAGGCATTACAGAACAGATGCTTATTGCCTTCTTTGTAATGGCGCCCATAGGTGGTTCCGCAAATAGCACAAGTCACTTCAACTTTGTCATGTTGTCTTCTTCCTGGTAAAGATTCCCGATTATCCATGATCGTCGTCTTGTAGAGCATAGAAGGAGCAACATAATCCTTGATCAAATCGATGAAGGCAGCCCTGTCTTTTCTTCGCAATCTCAGGCAGAAATAAGAAGGCTGGCAGCGATTTACTCTGAATTGCAGGGCGAATCTTTTTTGAAGGTATCGCGCCATTAATTCGTTTTCGACTTCGTTGAAGTTCTGTGTATTGAGATAAACTTCCTGGTATCCTCCGTGATACGCGAAACATCCATCATCCTGATACCAGAGCGCCAGACCGCACGGAGTGAGGCACTTCATCAAATGCTCCGTCACGGTCTTCCTGTTTTCGTAATAGAAGCGTTCGCGCAGTTTCGTGTAAAGCGGGTGCGATTGGGTCCGAACATCTACAATCTTTTGCATCCCATCTTTATGTGCATAGGGCTGTTCTCTATCGGCAATTTTTACACCTGTCAGCCACTCAAGCAGATTCGCCTTATAAACCGCATAATCGCGCTGCTTTTCTCCGTGACGTATGTTCAGATAAGTATTCTTCATTTCTTTACTCATCCTCACTATATATCCATCACCGAGGACCATGCCTATAACTGCGCCTTTAAAATCCAATCTACTCTCAAACATAGTCGTTGCACCTTCCATTCCGGCTTGGCTCATGATTGACCATTTGCGGTCGTCCCATGAATTCGAGAGATTTTACTTCATCCATATCGAAGGCCTAAGCAGCCTTTTCAAAAATGAACGAGCCGTATTGACTCACCGTTGCCTGCAAATCCGTCTTGGACATCTGCTGTCCGGGAGGGGTGACCCCGTCCGCTATCGGCGTTGTCGCCGCGGTCAGCGAGTTGTAACGCCTGAATTTGATGGTCGTGCCTCCCTTTGCCGGGATGGGCCGCTTCTGAGCGAAGCGGTCATGCACCAGCGCGGGAAGGGCGCGTTTCAGCAAGATTCGGTCGTAATAAACCGCTACGCCCGGATCTACTTGCGTAGTCGTTGTTATGTTCATGGGTTATCTCCTGCTATTTTTTCCCCCGCTTGACCTCCGCTACGCGCTTCTCGAAATCCTCATCGGACATGCTCTCGTACAGATGGGCCTTGCCGAGACCTCCGCCCGCTCCGCCGAATTCGTGGCCGGTTCCGGGTTTCTCCAGGTTCTCCATGGCTTTTTTCGCGGCATCGGTCTCCTTGTCTGCGCCAGACCCTTTTTCCTCGTTGAGGATGGATTCATCGTCAGTCTTTTTCCCGTTTGCCGCCGCCTGGTCCTTGAGATACTTTGGACTGGTCTTTGCGAGGTCCAGGGCCGTCAGATATGGATTTTCAGAGTTTCGGATCGCCGAAGCCAAGTGGGGCTTCTGTTTTAAAAGTTCCGGCAAGTAGTCTTTGACAACCTGCCTGTACTCCGGATACTCCATGGCAACAGCCAGCTCCGCGACTGCCGGGTCGGGGCCTGTTTTCGCCTTCGGTGCGCTCTGCGTCAGGGCGCTGACGATCTTTTTCACGCTCTCGACCGTGACAACGTCATCGTTCTCCATGCCGGCGAAAGCCTTTTCTACCGGGTCTTCCTCCTTCGTCGGAGTTCCCCCGTCCGCCGTTTTCCCTGTCGGGGCCTGGAGACTCTGAATGGTCTGCTGCTGCTCTCTGGCTATATCCTTCCAACTCTTAAGCTCCTCCCGGATGGTCTCTACGACTGCGAGAGGAACGACCTTGTCGCTGCCAGCGGCGGCCTGGCTGTTTGCGCCCGTGTCTTCTTCGTTACCCATGGTCAAATCCTTTCTCGCCCGTGGCCTATTGCCTCATTGGCCCCGGCGGCGGGCCTTGAACATTGC